GCCGCCATGGCGCTTATTGGATTGTTATTTTAACGATCAATAAACTAAACTAAAGTAAAGGAAACTAAAAAATGCAATTCTCAATTAAACAATCGCAGCTCAAGGCCATGTTAAACCTAGCAGCAAAGCAAGATATTAGATATTACTTAAATGGCGTATTCGTGGAATTTAACCAGCAAACTACCCGCCTGGTAGCAACGTGCGGTCATAAGATGGGTTTATTAAATCATCCTAGCGAAGATAACCAGGGCGCAGGATCCCTGATCATTCCAAGGGAAGTAATCGAAAATTTGCCTAAAACGGGTAAGTTTGATCCTGAGCTGACTATTACCAAATTTGACGGCAACGCAACGGGCTGGACTATCGTAATACCAGGCGGCACGCAAATAGTATTCCAGCAAATTGAGGGTAATTTCCCCGATTATCGGCGGGTTTGCAATTTTAAAACAAGCGGCGAAGCGGCGAGCTTTAATTACGAATACATGGTTCAATTTTTAAAAGTGCAACACGCCCTTGGTGGATCTAAAACGTGTACGGTTAATTTATACCAAAATGGCACAAGCGGCGCTCTGGTCACTTTAGCTGGTGTTGATAATTTTGCTGGCGTGATCATGCCGATGCGTAGCGACGCCGTAAACCAGGCAGGCGCCATGATGGATAATGAGCTGCTAAAGTTATTACCCAATACAAGCGCAGCAGCTGCGGCCTAAGTATTATCTTATAAGCGCTTAAATTCTAGGCGCTTATAGGGCTAACATTTGGCCAATAAACTAAACTAAACTAAAGGAATCTAAACAATGCTAACAATGACAAAACGTGAATATCATAAAAAACCCGCGGATTATCGCTCAATAATTGACGGTAAACCGTATCTTTTAACAATGGATAAATCAACGGGCGGGACAATACTCGCGCCCGTATTGATTAAAAGTAATCCGACAATGTCAACAATCAAGAGCTTTATTAAAAAGAATGAAGGCCGCTTATACATTAAAAATTTATCTAATTTTGATGGCATGGTTGATTGTGTTATGCCATGCGATGATAATGGTTTTAGACTAGCGCAAGCGCCCGATGCAGGCCGCAACCATGAGAATAGTCTAGGTATCCGCGGCGCTTGGTTTGTACTTGGCGGCGGCGATCGTGTTTACGAATTTTCCGACGGACAATTTGTAGGGTATGAAGTATACAATTGTTGCGGTAATTTTTTTCTAGCTATCCAGGCGGCGTAATATGCTTACTTTTATATTGCACGTTTTATACGGCGTGATCATAGGGCTTTTTTTGAGTCAATACATTAATTAGGGGAAATTATGAAGACATTTATTGATTATCTTTTAGGCGGCTTATTTGCGGCCGCCATGGGCTTAGGCCTGGCTCTTATTTATATCTACAAAACGGGAGGGTTTTAACCATGTATATCGTAAGATACACGATCCAAGGCGAGGATTACTCAATTAGATTTAACGATAAAACATCGGCGCAGCTATTCGCTCGCAAATATAACGGAGTGATCTCATGCTAATAGCTATTATTGCAGGCTCCATAGTCTTATTACTGGTAGCTGTATTCGATCTTTAAACCAGTAATCCCATAAACCATGGCCCGCCTACAGCGGGCTTTTTTTACGCCTGGCGCTGCGGATCTGCGCGCAGCTAGCGCCGCCCGCCCGTTAAAAGCGGCCTTTTTTGGCCTTATTTTTTGGGATTTTTTGGATTTTTTTTCGGTTTTTTTTGACTTTTTTTGCTTTTTTTACGCCTGCGCCCGTGGGTAACGGGCGTGGGCTATTTAAATTTCTATATTTTTAAGGGGACGCTTTTTTCGATTAGGTTTGGGGACGCTATTTTCGATTAGGTTTAAAAGACGCTTTTTTCGATTCATTTTGTTTGAACTTTCTGAGGCATAGGCAAATCCTCTACCGCACGCCTTAGCTCAGACTTACTTAGCACGTGCGCTACTTCAGGCGCAGCGTAGATATGCTTTTTACTCTTAAAGTCTGCGCTTGCAAGGCGTCCACAATCTATCCAGCCTGCTTCTTTCAAAGCGTGTAACAAAGCAGCTTGCGGTACTTTCACGTTGCTAGGCGCTAACCCTGCTAAACGATCACAGAGCGCATGAAATGGCGAGCCAATCACGCCACGAGCAAACTCGCTAGTGCGACTCTTGAGCATCTCAACTAAGAACGACTCAGCCATACTCATGCCATGCTCAACTAAATTAGCCTTAAACTCTGTCATCGCAGGCGCTGCGGCAGGGTTAAACTTAGTCACGTCACGGGCGTGCAACCATGCGGCAATAGATTCAAACCCACCCTTGCGATACCACGTCCATAATTTTTGAGCCACCGCAGCATCCATCCTAGCTGCTGCTGACCATACGCAAAACCAACGCCTGTCCTGCGACGCTAAAGAGATTGGAACAGGGTCATTCGAGAACGCAAGAACGAATAGTCTATTGGCCATTTGGTACGGGTGCAAACCCTTACGATTAATCGGCAACATCTCAGGCGGCGCTGCTATGATGGGCTTTAACTGATTGGCCAACTGCCTACGGGCGGCAGCGTCGGGTTCTTTTAACTCATTGATTAATAAAATTTCAGACTCTAATTGATAACCCCATTGACTGTTGATGGAATTGTTATCCATGATGCCACGGTTCTTGAGGTGACTGCCACAGACTGCCCAAATGAACGGCGCCCACATGGTATCTTTACCGCTGCCCTCATCGCCGCCATGCAACACGGCATGGTTAATCTTAATCTGCGGGTGCTGGACTTTACACGCCATGATGTCTAGCAGGTGTTCTAACTCGGCAGGCTCAGGCACTAATGCGCGGCAATGATCTAACCAGGGCGCTATTGTCAATTCGGACACGGCCACGCCTGACACGTCAGGCCGAGCGTCACGCCATCTGTTACCATATAAATCACCGTCACGGGCTACGAGTACAGTCTCACCCGCAGCGTATGTGATCCCCACGAGCGCCTTGGCACCCATCGTCTGTCTGTTCTGGTCAAAGCAAATTGATGCCTCAACTTTAGTGGTAGGCGCATGGATTGACATACACTTAATATGACGGAATAGCGCGTTGAACGTCTGTCTGGACACCTCACGGCGGTCTTGCATATCGAAATATGATTCATCATCCTGCACGTAAGCGAAACGCTCATACCACTTGGACTTCTCGACACGGCCTAACTCTTTACGCTCGACTTCGGCAATCTTGGCGTCGGCGTCATCGGTGAACATATCGGACGGCGTGATCTTGGCAAGCGCTACAGTCATCGCCTCAGCGATCAACTGATCACGCAAACCATGCGTTACTTTAGGGCCACCATTAGCGGCAACCCAATCGAGAAATGTTTGGCTACCGAAATCGACACAATGCGAGTGCAAGCAACAATAACTACGATCTAAGGGTTTGTACCGACCTTCGGGGTTGCCATCGGTGTGTTCGGCGTTGTTGGGGCAAGTGACTGATAACCACCCTTCGCCGTTGATCTTGGACAATACCATGCCTTGATCATTCATCCATGCTAACACATCATCGCCACCATTGTCGGCTAATCTGATTGGCGCGTAGTGGTTCGTATCAGCAGGCGCAGGCGTGACACCCAACGCCGTGCAGATATCGTCTAACGTAAAGTCACGCTCAGGATGAAACTCGACTAGCCGTGCTTTGAAATTATCACGCCCAGGCTTCAGGTTAATCGAGTCTGGCAGACGCACGTTGCGAACTGCGTTGGTAGCGCCTGCATCGGTGTAACCTGCGGCTGCAATGGCTTTGACTGCTGCCGTAAACTCACCCTTCGTGGGTTGTTCGCTAAAAGCGTAGCCATACTGAAAATTATCAGGCGATGTCTCAAGAATCCATGTCGGCTCAAGGGGCGGTATTTTTGACTTGGTACCGATGTCATCTAGCATCATAAACAAAACAAACTCGCAGTTGGTTGCGCTCGCTGATATGCGCCCATCCTCAAAGCGGTCTATGATAAACGACGCCGTGTTGATATACCATGCCTCACCATCCTTCATCTTATGACTAGGCAAGTACGCAGGCCATGTGCATTTGATAGCACCGTCAGCGTGCAACTGTAGTTCGCCATCCTTGAGCTGTGGCTTTTGGCGCACAATCAAGGCAGTCTCGCCCTCTGGCGCTAATTGTGTGATAAACTCTAAAAAGTTGTGCATTTTTGTGTTTTCCTTCCGTGAATTAATTATCCCCTAGCCCATCTAGGGGATTTTTTTTACTTAAAAATTCTTGCTTTAGCTATTTCAAAATAACCAACATCTTGTTCAATACCTATAAATTTACGACCTAAATTTTTACAAGCTAAACCAGTTGTGCCAGAACCCATACAGTTATCTAAAATTGTTTCACCTTCATTGGTATATGTTTTTACAAGATATTCCATCAAAGCCACAGGCTTTTGAGTTGGGTGAACTGGTTTACTATCTTTGGCGAACTCAATTAGTTGGTTTGGATAACCTGTTTTAACTTGAACATAAGGTTTTTGATCCGCCCTGTTTGGTCTGTGGTCATTTGCAGTTTTTCCTTTGCACTTTTTTAACGTATCAATCAACCCTTGTGGGTAATATTTCATTCTATTTTTGGAATTTTCAGCAATGGTAGCAAATGAAAATACACAAATATCTTCTATTACTTTTAGTGGCATATAGGGCGCTTGTGCAAAATTAGCGCCACGCTTACCATTCCAGTACCATGAATATCTAAACATTTTTATATTACTCATTACCAAGGCACTTGTAAAAGGCTGACTAGAAGTAAGCACTATTGAAGAATTGTCTTTAATAATGCGTTTATATTGCGCCCAAAGCGGCTCAAAAGGTATTACGCTATCCCATTTACAAGCAGTAGTTCCGTATGGCAAGTCACAAATAATGGCGTCTATAGATTTATCAGGGATAGATTTCATTACTTCTAAGCAATCACCAAATCTTAAATCAATCATTTTCCGTACCTCGTCATGATGCTTGCCTCAACGTCTAGTGGTAAACCCTCAGCCCATGCGGGTGGGGTACACATAACGTCTTTCATTTTTTGTACTGCTATTTCAGGTGTTGCTGACTCGACCACAATTTCATCATGGATGTGCAAAACCACATCATCCAAGCATCGCAAAGCGTGTCGTAATAAATCATTGGCGACTGCTTGTGTAATGTTTTCACAGGCAAGTCCACGCCATAGTCTTGCTCTTGGCCACTCTTTAGCGTCGGCTGCTGGTTTCCATGATGCCTTGGCATAACTCACTCCATCTGTATCTAATCGGGCGAATGGATAGCATAACACACGCCCACTAGGAAGTGCATACCACAAGTGTTGCCCATCAAAAAGATAGGTTACACGGCCTGCGCTAAACTCATGTCCTTTGTTTCGCATCGCCCTTGTGTACGCATTTTCAAGGTCTTGCCAGTACGGAACTGACCACGGATTCGCTAAACGCCACGCATTGACCATGCGCTTAGCTTCAGGCTCAGGTAACAAAATACCATACGCTCTACCCATCGCAGCAAACGCTCCCACGCCACCTGCGAATCCGCACGCTAACTCTTGCACCTTGCCGATCTGTCTCTGTTCACTAGTAATCTGATCAACAGGTACATGAAACGTCGCACTAGCGTTGACCTTGTAAACATCCTCACCAGTACGGAATAAGTCTAACTTTTTAACACCTGCTGGACAGTTGGATAGCCACGGATTAACCCGTGCTTCAACGGCAGCCCAATCGGCAACGACTAATGATTTTCCCCTATCGGATACAAGGGCAGGTCGGAGCATTGACTTGAGTACATCGGTAATCCGCCGTCCAAAGGTAGGGACAATTGAGTGGCCTCTAACCATAGCACATCTAACGGCATCGGGATCCTTAGCGCACTTTCGGGTAAAGTTGTGGACTTGCGCTCCGTAACTACTTGCCCTACCTGTGGCTGCGCCACCAGCAAAGACAAATGCTCCACGAACTCGGTTATCTTCTTCATCTGCTAACTCCTTTAGTCTTTTAAATTTTGCGACACTAGACGCCCATAGGTCGTCCGCACATTGGATAACATCTGCAACTTGCGGCGGAACTTGGTCGGGATTTTCTTCAGCACACACAAGTAGATTAGCTCGAACTGTCTTGTCGATTGAGTATTTTTTGTCACCATCTTTATAGTTTTCCATTAACTTCTTGGCCTGATCGCCAACTCTTGCAAGAACCCACTCACGCATCCGTGGACTTCTCACGCTTAATATTTCACCATCTGTTAATTCTGCTACTAAATTCTCTATTTCTATCAGCTCTGCACTAGCGTACTTGATTGCTGACTCGGCTAAGGGTTTGTCTAACAATACTCCACGATCATTAATACGCTCATTAACATGATAATCCATCAGCTCATCATCGGACAGTTGGCGCATAGCCTGACTGATTGCACGCATTGCTCGAACATCCTGCTCGCAATAAGCAACCATCTCAGCCATGAGCGTCACGTCATTGTTAAATGTACCGTCGGCTTTGGGGATAGATAGCAAGCGAATCAGTTGATTGCCTCTGTGGTCTTTACGCATATTCACGCTTGCGAATCTGCCCACATCATCTAGCGAGCCTGGCGCACAGTTGGCACGGGCTTGAGTAGCTGTACAATAGAACTGTTCCTGCTTGGGTTCTGGGATTCCTTTGTCTGGGCAGAGGACGTACCACATGATTAAGCGCTCGAACGCAGCATTATGCGCTCGAATTTGACCGCCTGAAATGATATGGTCAACGATCTGCCAAGGGAACTCTTGATCAGGTAGCCATGACCGCACTTCCTCATCATCAAACGCATAAGACAAGCAAAGTACAGACGTGCTAGCATCACGGGCGTAGTTATAGACGCCACGGCTAGGTAAATCACAGCGTGAGCGCGTCTCAAAATCAATATATAAGATTGTCATAGGTAGGTGGGGCTAGTCGGTTTTCTTAGTTCTTCGACTTGTGTGTACTAGACTGAATACTTACAGACTAGCCCCATTTCTTACTCTGCTGCTGTTTCCACAGGTGCAGGTTGCGCTTGCACTTGCGGTACGGCTTGTTGCTTAATCTTGTCAACTAAGGGCTGCGCCATTTCGTAGGGCGCTTTACCTAAAGCCATCAAGATGCCGTTTACTTCTTCAATGCTCAGTTCTAACTTGATCATATTAAGCACTCCTTCTTCTGCGTGCGGTTGCTACAGGAGCTGCGGCTTCTGCTTCAACTGCGGTTTCTTCTGCTAATGTGCCAGCCTCATCGGTCATACTCATCCAACTAGCAATTTTAAAAATTGGTGTGTAAATGCGACCATAAGACTTGTGACTGTAATGCTCTTTATCAAGCGTCACAATCGGTACAGGCAACTTCGGATCGGTGTCTACTTGCGTAGCAATAGCAACTGCAAGGGCTTGTACAGAACGCTTACCACCAACCGAAGTTGTGGTGTAACGCACTTCCATGCCCTTATCTTCGCCAGACAAACACTTCATAGACATACCGACCTGAGTCTCCCAACCCTTACGAGCCATTGGGGGCGCTGCATCTAACTCAGGTAATGGCTGGCTTACGCTAACCATTTTTTCACCGAGAACCTCACCGTCACCCCAAGCTATAAAACCATGGACAAAGCTAAACGGATTAACGGCCCATGTAGAGTCATCTTCGACTTCGGTCTGATCTGCACCGAATACCCAATGACCTGTTTTGTCCATCTTGAGGATGACGACACCTGCTGCGCCAACATCGGTTTCTAAAGCACGGAGTGCTGTCGATAATGAAGTGACTGAGGGTAAATTTGCTGCTGAAAACGTAGTGATATTTGACATTATTAAAGTTCCTATTGGATTTTAGAGAGGGCTGCGGTGAGTTGCTTCCCGATTTGTACTACGGCTGGGCGTGGATCTTCTTCACGCGCCAACGTACTGCCACTACTTACTGCTACTACTAAGTCGTCAGGCAGTTTAGTGTCTAACTTCTTGAGTACCTTTTCCGCTGCTGCTGGTGTAATCAACTTGGTTACATACAACTCAGCTTCGGGAATTACTTTTGCTAACACATCTGTTGCTTGATCTTCATTTGCCCATTGACGGATTGCACGCTTGTTGACTAACTTCCAACCAGGCACAGGCTTATCTGCTTCTAACATTTGATGCGCTAACGCTCGCAGATCAGTAATCCATTGTTCTAACAGATCACAATTCTTTAAGTAGGCGCCTATTGTATCAGCATCAAGGCTCACCAACTGAGCCTCTAAAGCACGGTCAACCGCGCCTGTCATTTTAGGGCAGATTGGTTTTGCAGCGCACCATCTGCAATGCTCACCCGCGCTGAGGCCTGCGTTCTTCTTCTGCGATTCTTTAACAGATGCAACTAAATTATTTTCAAAAATTTTAACGCGCTCGACGGTTGTCACCCAACGCTTGACAGATGGCGGTTGTACGATGACGCACTCGATTTCTGTTGCGCCATCAAACACCCACTTGACTGATTCTGTACGCATAGCTGCTGCTGCGTAGAATAGCAACTGTTCGTTTTCCTCTACACCTACGGCTACACCATCGCCAAACTTCCAATCAAGCACAATGGCACGATTGCCAATACGGCCTAGTAAGTCACATGAGCCAAACACATCAGGTAAGAAGTCACCGAAGCCAACTTCAGTCTCAACGGCGTATTCCATTTCTAAATTAGGATCTATCTCGCTAAGTAAATTAAGGGCTACCTGAAGTTTGTTGTCGATATGGTCTTGCGTTAGCACTTGGTCTTGATACTTCATACCGATTAAAGACTCAGGCGTTACGCCTTGGTCTAGCACCTGTGAGATAGCTGTATGAAGTAATGTACCTAAGTCAGCGTATACGCTACTTGGTCTAGGTGGCATCTTGGCACATAAAGCAACAGAGCCTGGGCAACCCATAACCCTTTTGGCAGTTGAGCCACCGACGATATTTGAATGTTGAGCCATTTTAGTTTCCTTTAGTTTCGTTTATTTGAGATTCTACTTTACCACACTTTTAAATTATGTGTTAAACTTTTTTACATGAATGAAAAAGAGATTGAATCTTATTTTAAGTGGGCGGTTATGTCAATAGGCGGAAAGACTTATAAGTTTAGGTCAATCAACCAGCGTGGCGTGACAGATCAGATAGCGTGTCTGCCTAACGGTGATACGTGGTTCGTAGAATTGAAAACAAAGGGCGGGAAGGTGTCTGCCCTACAGAAATTTTTTATGGAAGAAGTAACGGGGTTATCCCAAAAGTATGCTTGTTTATGGACAAAGGAACAAATAGATGAATGGACTAAAAGTATTATCATTGTTTGACGGAATTTCTTGTGGTCGAGTTGCGTTAGATAAAGTAGGGCTTAATTGCGAATATCATGCCTATGAAATAGATGAAAACGCAAAACTAATATCTAGCGATAACTACCCACAATCACACTATTATTCAGATGTTTTTAAATGTAATGGAAACAAATTTAAAAATTTTGACCTTTTAATAGGGGGTTCACCTTGCCAAGATCTTTCGGTTGGCATGAAGGATAGACAAGGTTTAGCTGGTAAGAAATCATCGTTATTTTTTGAATATTTAAGAATTTATCAAGAAATGCAACCAAAGTATTTTTTATTTGAAAATGTTGGTGGGATGTCGCAAGAAGATAAAGATACGATAAGTGGTTTATTTGGTGTCCAACCAATACGAATCAATAGTAGTTTAGTTTCAGCAGCGTTACGAAATAGATTGTATTGGACTAACATACCGAATGTTAACCAACCTGAAGATAAAGATATTAACCTTCAAGATATATTAGAAAGTGGATATACGGATCGTAAAAAAGCTAGGGCTTTATTAGCATCAGATTCTAGGCCTCTTAGAGACAAAACTCGGATGGTATACCGGTATAGAAAAACAGGGTTTACAACTTTAGTTTTTGAAGATGAAGCGTTAAGTGCCGAAAGCTGTAGATACATGACGCAAACGGAATTAGAGCGTTGTATGACTTTACCTGAAGGTTATACAAAAAAATTACCTAGGGATAAGGCAGCGCATCACATAGGTAACGGGTGGACTGTCGATGTTATTGCACATATTTTTAAAGGATTAAAAAATGCGATTGCGTGATTACCAAGAGATAGCCGCTGATTTTTTGTATGAGCATGACCGTGCTATGATTCTTGCGCCTGTTGGCGCAGGTAAAACGGCTATCACGCTACGCGCCATGTACGACTGTCTGTACAACGGCGTTGTGACTAGATGGCTAGTCATTGCACCGAAGCGTGTCTGCACCGATGTGTGGCCTGTCGAGCAACCGAAGTGGGCGCCTTTTATGAAGTTAGCCGTAGCCGTAGGCACACCAAAGCAACGCAAAGAAGCGTTTGAGTCCAAGGCGTTGGTAGTTGTGACCAACTACGACAACTTACAATCCTTGCCAGATGACATGGACTTCGACGGTATTGTGTTCGATGAGCTGACCAGGCTTAAAAATCCATCGGGTGCAAGGTTCAAAGCCCTTAATAAAGTTATTGATTCCATCAAAATACGTTGGGGTTTAACAGGATCGTTTACTAGCAATGGTCTTGAAGATGTGTTTGGACAATGTAAGATCATCGACCAACAGCTACTAGGACGGTCTAAGGGGGCTTTTATGCAAAAGTATTTTATCCTAATGAACAAAGACTTTGGTGAGTGGGCGCCACGCAAAGGTGCGCTGCCTGAAGTCATGCAGACAATCAAGCCTGCGACGTTTGTGTTAGACGCTGGCGAGTACGCTGACCAGCTACCACCGCTACACGTTGTTGAAATGCGTTGCGATATGGCTGACCGTAGCCACTACGAGAAGATGAAGAAGGACTTTGTTGTGCAATTTGGTAAAGAAAAAATTACGGCGGTTAGCGCAGCCGTGGTCACACAGAAGTTACAACAGATGTCGTCAGGGTTTGTTTACAGTACCGAAACAACAGCGTCTAATACACCTGGGCGCATGAACGTCACCCAAACGCCTATCTGGTTTAGCACCCATAAGTTTGATATGTTAGATGAGCTGCTGAACGAGAATCAACGGGCGAATACCATCATCGTTTA